GAACAATTTACCGATTGGTAAGTTCATAGCTTGTACTGATACGATGTCGTTAGCTAACAATTTAGAGAATACTCTTCTCACGATTGGGAAAACTACAGTTTCGAATGAACCTGAGTTATCTGACGCTGCCGCCTCGTTGATTAAATGTGACGCTTGGTTTTCATACAACTGCGCCATGTTTTCTTTAACGTGACCTTTAAGACCCTCTAAGAATCCTAATTTGTCCCATTTGTTGATTGTGTCTTCTTTGATAACTTTCAAGTGTTTTAAACCGATGTTACCAACAAGACCTGATTCTAATAATGCTCCCATTTTAGTATTTTTTAATTTTAATTTTTATTTTGTGATTTTTGTCATCAAATCCTTCATTCTTAAGAATTGTGGATTTTCATACGTTTTAGACTCAATAAGGTTTGTAGCAGAACCTTTAGATGGTGATTTTTGTACTTTAGACTCAACTGACTCTTTAACTACATTTTCTTTACCATCAAATTCTTCTTTCAAATTCTTATATAAAGTCTTAGATTCCTTCAATGTTTCAACAGAGTCAAAACGTCTTAGGATGTTTATTTTTTCTTGCTTAGTTGTTGAATGTTCAGTGAACAGACGAGTAGCATAAGCTAAGTTTGAATTAAATACAGCGACTTCATTTAACTTTTCTCTAAAGATGTTTAATGCTTTTCTGTACTCTTCGTTTTTAGCTCTTAAAGAAGTAACTTCAGCTTTTAATTCACTTTCATTAACTGACTTGTTAGGTTCTACCTTCATTTTTGGTAAACCTTTTCTCTTAGGATAGTTTCTTGTACCATTTCCTAATGTACGTGCAGCTTCTGATGTTTCAGCGTCATTCATGTAATCTTTGTGAGATTTAGAATCATCACCTTTCTTACCTCCATATTCTTCTGATGTTTCAGCGTCATTCATGTAATCTTTGTGAGATTTAGAATCATCACCTTTCTTACCTCCATATTCTTCGTCCATTTCTTCTTCATTGTAACCTTCATCAACCATTTCTGATTTCTCTTCATCCTCCTCATCAACGTCCATCTCAATTTCAAAAACAACTTCTTCATCCATTTCTTCAACAGATGCGTCAGCGAATGGGTCAGTGTTTTCTTCACCTTCGTCAACTTCAGTCATTTTATCTTCTTCCGATTCAGTTTGAATAATGTACTCAACATCTTCTTCATCATCACTTAGGTGAATTTCACTACCGTCTTGTTTAACGATAATTCCATCTTCATCACCCATAGCTTTGAAAACCTTTAAGATTTCCTCGTCTGATGCTCCTGTTAAGTCAAGAGGAAGTAAAACTTCTTCTTCATCGTCAACTTCAAACTCATCACCAGGTAAATCGATACCTAACATGTCTTCCATGTCAATCTCATCACCCATGTCTTCGTCTTCCATTTCAGAATCTTCATCCGCATCCATGTCACCCATTTCAGGTTCCATTTCAACTTCTTCCTCGTCTTCCATGTCAATTTCCTGTTCAGTTACTTCTTCAGCAACTTCTTCAGTCGTTTCCATTTCGACTTCCGTGTCAACCATTTCATCTTCTTCAGATAATGATTCTTTTACTAACTCACTGATTTCTTCCTTCATAGTAGAAGCAAGTATTCCTTTTGCATTCTCAGTTACGGCTTCTTCCAAATTTTTCATTTGTAATAGTGCCTCTTCAACTAATGATTTTTTAGTATTTTCTGCCATTTTGTTATTACGCAAGCGTTTATTTTACTATATAAATATTCAGATATTAGAAAAAAGTTAATTTTAATAGTAATAGCAAAAAAAAATCGGGTATTAACCCGATTTTAAAAATTATCTGATAAGTAACCGATATTACTCGTAAACCTCATCGATTTTACTCTCAGCACATGCTGTGATTCTCCAATCGTGTGGAAAACCTTCGAATTTTTTAGTCACTTTAGATTCAACCTCAGTAACGTTATAACCCCTTACAAGTTTTTCTTCTCTAATTTTTTTGATTTTACCACTATTCTCATCGGGTAAATCGTACTGAATTTTTGCTACAAAATATTTCTCGTCCATAATAAAAAGTTTTAATATCCTAAATAATCGGATAACTTCTTCATTAAGTCAAGCGATTTGTTCAAACCTTGTCCTCCATCGATTCTTGGTTCTTGAGCTCTTAACTTAGTTTCTTCCTCAAGATTCTCTTCGTACTTGTTTTTATCTTCTTTATTTAAGAACAAATAAGCACCTGGTGTAGATGGTGATGATACTAAGTCAAAACAAATTAATTCAAAATCGTCTTGTACTTCGTTACGTTCACCTTTTTTAACTAATGAACCCACACCACGAGATGACACACCCATAGTAACACCTTGTCTCATAAGGTTTGCTGCCATATCACCAGGACATGAAACAACACCTCTTTCGTGGAAACCTGGTGAAGTAAGTAATTTAATTTTACCCATCAATACATTTCCTTCCCACCACATATCAGTGATAAGGTGAGACACACGGTCTAAATCAATAAGTGATGATTCAGGGTGATTTAATTCTGAAATAGATAAACCTTTATCAATGGCCTTTTTATAATTTTCAGCTTCTCTACGTAATATTTTTTCAGGATAGATACGACCGTTTCTGTTTGGTGTATCAAACTTTTGAAGTACGGCATAAAAAACGAATGGTTTTGAGTGGTCTAATTGACCGTATGATTCTTTAATAACTTCTGCGTTTCTTGAATCTTTCGGTGATATATAACCAGCATCCCATTCTACTAATATTCCTTTTCCTGAATCGTTTGGACCTAATATCTTCATGGTATTTTATTTTATAAATATGTAGTATTACTTAATATAGATGTAAAACAACATCATATTCATTTAAATTTTGAGGTAATGATTTCTTTACCATATTATCTATATTGTCAACAATAAACATTTTTGTTAACATACCTAATGGTAAATCGTCAGAAGTATATCCATCAATTATTGAATATATTTTAGCGAATTCACTAACATCCACATCTCCATGAATTATTTTATCTACTTTTGCTTCTATAGATACATCATCAATTTCTCCAACTAACTCAATATCTTTTAAATAGATTTTCGTATCACCGTGTTTATATACCAATTCATTTGGTACATACTTATTTAAAACCCCTAACTGGTCTTTTTCTTCAGTTAGGGATTTTTGTATATTTTTTAATTGTTTTTCAGAGATGACTATTTTCACAACAAAGTTTAATAATAAATATTACACTTTCTTTGTTTTGGTTTTTGATAATCTAAAATAAGGGGAATTGTATAATTCATCATTATAAACAGATGTTACAATCTTTCTAATCTTTTCTCTTAATAGTGGTGATTTAAAATCTTCATTTTGATTTTTAACGAATAAAGTCATTTCAAGATTCATAAATGAACGCTTATCCATTTGGATTCCGCTTGTTCTTAAATCTAAGTCTATTATTGAATTCCTATCAAACGTGAGTAAGTCTACACATTCTAATAAATTATGTTGTATTTGTCTTTTTAAATTTCCTGCAACTCGGTCCCAATTTAAAGCCTCTTTTTTGGGTTCAACCCATGATTGTATTACAATGTAAATTGATTTTAATTCTTTTGAATCTACCGTACCATAAAAACACTTAGCATTTTCGAAAACATTTAATTTCGAAGTCTTTCCTTTCTTCATTCATTTTTAAATTTCTTTAGTTTATTTATTGTAATAATAAAATATTTTTCCTTATAAGTCAAAACTTGAATTAATTGTGATATTTATTATCATAAGTTTTATATATGATAATAATAGAAGTAGGAAAAAGAGAAAATATCGATAAAGCCCTAAAAAGGTACAAGTACAAAGTCATTAAGTCAAAACAAATGGACGAGGTACGTCAAAGACAAGAGTTTACAAAAAAATCTCAAAAAAGAAGAAAGAAATTAGAAAAGGCCAAATATATTCAGAAACTACGAGACCAAGAATATGATAAATAAAAAAGTCCCCGATTGGGGACTTTTTCTTTTTTAAAGTTTTTTATTATTACTTATTTAATTTTGATGAAACCCAAGCTTTAACAATGTCCCAGTTTCTTGTTGCAAATACACCGAAACAAAATCCAGCCCAAATTTTAAAGTTCATAATCCAAAGTACTAACCCTACAATAAGACCTAATA